CGTTTTACCCTGTAAATATACGAACATTTTTTAGCTTTTCCAAATATTTACGCGAATGTCTTCCATTTGCTTTCTTCTTGGGTTGCTGCTATTTCGTAAGGGTGGGTATCATATTCATAACCCATTTTATAATATCTTTTAAACCATACAGGAGATTGGAGGTAATGTTGATATTCATGAATTAATGCTTGTATAATCCATTTTTTATTTTTGGCTCTAGGCCAATAAATTACTATTGTATTTTCTTGTCTATCAAATTCAGCATCCGGATTACATTCAGTTTCTGATAAAATATCTTCTTCATATGCCTCACCAGTTATTCTAATGTAAATATTATGGTGGAGTTCTACATAGGGAGTACAATCATGGTATTTAGAGTATCCATAATGTTTTTCAATTTTAGGATAAACTTCATCAATTATTAATTGTATCTCTTCCTTATTCATAGTATGAATATACGAAAGATAATTGAGGTAACCAAATAATTTAGATAAGAGAGCGATTATCCCCATTTGGGATAATAAAGAATTTTCTTCCGCCTATAGCAAAATTTCCCCCTTGTTTAAGCATTTTTTTAAAAAAGTCTAATTGATAATCTGTCCAAGATTCACTTTCTTTAATTAAAACTTCCTTATCAGTAATTAATTCTCTATTCATATGAATTTTGACATTACCTCTTATTGATTGTTTACTTAGCATAACTTTTAGTATTTTATTATATTATTATCATTATTTTTAGGATCATTAAAGATTTGAATATCTTTATTTTCTTGTAAATCTTTAACTTCCCATGGTGTTAATTTTCTTTTAAATATTTTTTCAATTGCTGCTTGTTCTTTTACAATACCTCTTTGAACATATCCTTTAGGAAGAGATGGTTCTGGGGATGGTGTTTCTTCTTCCCAATCTGTGTGTTTTGCTTGTACTTCAAGACTAGCACTTTTATCTTCTTCCTTAACTTCTACTTTTTCTCCGTAAAGGTTTTTTTTGGTTTTTGGTCGTATTTGATCAAAAGCATAATTAGCTGCTACTACTAAAGCAATTGCTAGAGGGTCAAATACAAAAATAATAGTTAATAATAACCAATTGATAATTTTATCCATTGGGGTTCCAGTTAATCCTGATAGATATTTTAGTGGGCCTAATTCACTAGATACAGCATCACTTGTTCTTACTTCAACAATTTCAGTTTCATAATTAAATAATTTCTCATTTAAAACATCTACTTTATCATTAATTTTAGTTTGCCTATCAATAGCTTGATCTAATTGCTTTTCTAAAGCATTACGTGTTGCCCTTGAAGTTGTAGTAATTAATACACCTTCGGCGTTTGTATATTGTATAACGTTGTTTGCTAAGCCAGTACGTAAATCAGCAACGGCCTTATTGATACTTTCCTTTTCATCATTATATACGTCAAGCTGTCCTTTAGTATTATCTCTTCTGGTTTCAATTAAAGCAATTTGAGCATCAATAGTTCCGGCTTTTGCAGCCGTTTCTTGGTAAGCTGCACTTAAAAAACCATAAATACCCATTGAAGTAATTAAAATTAATACAACACAAGATAAAGATAAATAATATTTTAATAATTTGGGAAGGGTTTTTCTATATTGATATAGTAAAGATGCTATAACTAATTTAGCAATTTCTAAAGAAGCTGCCATTACTATTACTGCAAAAGCTGCGCCTGCAAATAATTTACTTAAACCACTAACAGAATAAAATGCTGCTGATGCTGATACTGATAAAGCTGATAATGCTATTATAAAAGGAAATATTCTTTTTTGAATTTTAGACCACATAACATAATTTTTATTTTCTAAAACCCTTATGCTTATCTATACGGTCTAATATTTTATTTAATTCTTCCATTTTAATTAAACCCGCCATAGATGCATTTTTAAGGGCACTTATTAATTGTAATATCATGAACGGTACGATAATTACTTCAGATAACCAACCTGTTCCAGAAAATCCTTTTTCTACCATTAGAATAACTGTTAAAATAGCTAACCAAACAAATGTATTTTTTGTTATTTTTAAGGCTTTATATGTTTTAAATCCTTCTCTCTTTATTCCTGCCCAAATACCAAAGATTCCATCTAACCATAATACAGCTGCTACAGCTAAATATTGTTCCATGTTGTCCATTGATAAATTTAAGAAATATGTACACAAATATGTGCAAAATGATGTTACTCCCACTATAGATAATTTTGTTTGCATTCTGTTATAAATTTATAAGCATTTCTAATAATTCTGGTTGAGGGAACATATCATATTTATCTTTTCTAGTATTAGTATGTGTCCACATTCCTTTAACTCTTCCATAATACGCATCTGGGTTAAATAAAAACCCATCAGCTCCTTTAGCTTTTACTTCTTCAACTAATCCTTTGGTAATATCAATATTATCTCTATCTGCAATATACAATATCCATAATCTTAAGGCTTCAATTTGGGCATCTGAGTATCTATGCCATGTTTTATGTCCTTTAAAAGGTTTGTCTAATGTTACAATTTGGTCTTCAACAACTCTAGTACCAGCATATGTTTTACCATCTACTATATAACCAAAATTATTTACTTCAATTCCTACAGAATTAACATGCATTTTTTGATTTCCGTTTTTTCCTAAATGCCAACCATAATTCCCCTCAGGAAAAGCTTGTACTAAAGTACCATCATATTGTTCATCATTTCCTTTTACGGATTGCCCACCTAATACAAATTCAGTACAAACAGCACCTCTTGAATCTCTACCCCAATGATCTATTGTTCTGAAAGGATTATTCCACCCTGCTGTATGGTGTAAAAAAACATATTCAGGTGATACAGGTCCCTGTTTGTATTCTTTCCAAGGAAGATGATGTCTATGGATATGCAAGCCATTAAATGTTTCAAATATTCTTTCTGAATCATCTGTAGAAAATGGGTGTTCTGATTCAATTAAACCCATATGTTCTAGAGTAGCTGGTCCTACTATTCCATCAATTTGTAACCCATTATTTTTTTGATAATTTTTAACTGATGCTTCTGTACCTTTACCAAAAATGCCATCATTAGTAATTTGTAAAAAACCCTGTAATTCTTTAACTTCTTTTCCTTTTGAACCTACTTTTAATACCATTATATTATGTTTAATTATAAATATTAGTAAGATGACTCTTGTTTAACTACTTCAATAGCTTTTAACATTTTATTGTAATCTACAGGGCATTGAAGATCTAAACCTGCTTTAGCTGTAAATTTTATGTATGCATCTCCCCTAATATAAAGAAGAATGGTGGGTGCCATTCTAATTCTTAATTCTTTTTTTAATTTTGGAGATTTTGCTATATCTATACGATAATATTTAACCCCATCTAAATTATCAAGTTTTTTCCAATCTAAAAATGCATTATCTTTATTAAATTCCGCCCAAAATTCTACTACTATTACATCATGGTCAGAATGATCATCAAATGCCCCATATCCTATTACTTTTTCTTCAAAATTATTATCATTTATCCACTGTTGAGCAAAGCTAGATATTGAGGCGAAAAATAATAATAATATAAATAAATTTTTCATATTACCTCTGTTTTTGCAATTCATAAAGACGTTGATCTATTTTTTCTAACTCCTCTAAAATAGATTCAACATCATCTTGAGTATCCATAATAGTTTGACGAATTAACTCATCTTTTAAATCATATTCTATACGCTCTATTGGGGGTTTAGGTAATTTCTTTGCGTCATCTATATCTGATTGTAATACAAACCACATACTAATTATAGTTGCCATTGCTACTCCTATTCCAACAAGAGTTTTTATGCTTACATTAAACCCGATATTTTCGTTTAATTCTTTTGCCATTATTTATCTAAATGTATAATTTAACCCAAATGTTGTTTGATATAATTTACTATCCCACATTTTTGAATATTCACCTTCAATAAATATTCCTAAATTTTTGTTAACTTTAAAACCTAAAGAAGTACCAAAAGAATAATCAGCCCATTGTTCTAATTCATTATCTAATATCAATCCACCTTTACCCCAATTATTTCTATTAAGATAACTAAACTCTTCTTCACCTGCAATATATTTGTGGAAGGGAAGAATATAATTAGCATAAGTATGTATCCAAAATTTATTTTGGTAGTGGTAAAAATCCATACCTATTATAGGGGCGATTTCCATCCATGGATCTAATAAATCCCAAGCTTCACCATTAAAGCGATTCATTAAACCAGGCATAATTCTTTCTCTAAAATCTAAATCAGAAGATGCTACTTGATTTCCATCTTCATCTCTCCATATCCAATCTTGAGTAGTTACTCCATCTGTTGTTGTTTCTGTAAAGTGGTCTGTGTAGCCATATTCTCTACCTAACCCATACCATTGATTAACTGGGAATTCTTGAGGGTTACCATCTGGGCCTATAATTAGGTTACCATCTTGATCTGTTAATGTTGTTGTTTCATTTAACCATATTTCTACTGGATTATAACCATATGCCCTTTCATGTCCTCTAACAATAGCTCCTGCTGATATAGAGAATTTTTCGCCTATTGGCAATCTAGCTCTTAGTTCAGCTGAGTTGAAATTTAAGTTTATTTTACCTACTTCTCTAGCTTGTACTTTAACTATGTGATGTTTCCCTGTGTGTTTTATGAAAAATCTATAATTAGTAAAATTTTCACCTCTCCATCTTTCCTTTTCAAAATGAAATTGGTATTCAAGACCTTCTACTGCTGATGTTGGGGCTCCAAATACTAATTGTTCTTCAGTACCATCATAGAAATTTTTAGGTTTTCTTTCATAATTAAATCTTGCTAGTTTTCTAATACCAAAACCAAATCTATAATCAAATGGGAATACTTCTGTATTATCTACTACATCTGGAATAGAATATAAACTTCCATCAGGGTTTGTTCTTAAGAAATATGTAGGTTCTGATGCTTCAATTGAGTTTGAAATATCACCTGCTCCGTAAACAGTTCCATATTTTAGAAAATCTTGATAGAATGATTCTAATAAACCTTGGGCCTGTACTTGGGTTCCTATTAATAATAATAATAGGATTGAGAATATTTTATTCATCTTTTATATGTTATCGTTTTTATTTTTGTCTTTGGGTGATCTATTACCAAAAATCTTTTCTAATCCTGCTATACCAAAACATCCTAGGGTTATTATTAAAAACGATTCATATATAAACTCATTGATTATTAATCCTTTTTGAAAGTATCCTGTAATTAGGTCTACTAAAGCAAATATTATCATTACTAAAAATGACATAAATCCAATAACACTTTTTTCATTGATGTCATTGTTATCTTTAAATATATTTTTAAAAGCCATAAATTTTGATTTTAAATTATTCATAATATTATAAACTTTTTTGTTAAAACTATTTTAAAAACACTACTTATTTTTTCTTTTTTCTTCCTCTTTTTTTACCAGTTGCAGCTAAACCTACATCTTTAATTTCTTTTGCTGCTGTTTTAATTGCTGCTTTTGCTTCTTTTACTTCTTTTCCAACCGTTCTAATTCTTTTTTGAGTTTCTTCGATTGTATCTTCAACTACATCAGGGATAAGATCTTTATCTCTATCACCTACTTTTCCGGTTTTTTGTAAATAAATAAGAACTGCTGCTCCTACTAATACAATTAAACAAATTACTCCAAATATTGCCATAATAATTAATTTTAATGTTTATTGATAAATATAAAAAAAGAGGTGCTTATGCACCTCTCTTAATAATATAGTTATGTTTTTTTCTTATTTACTCAACTACAGGTGGAGTAAAAGCTTCCGTTGTAAATGTAACAGTATTGGTTGCGTTTGTTTGTACTCCTGAAGGTAATAAAAAGTCTGTTTTATAAACCCAATTACAACCATAACATACACCCGACATTGGGTTTCCTTTATTTACAGTATTATCAGCATAAATACGAGCAATATGCCCATCCCAACCATAAGTCATTTGAAATATCCCACTTGCTGGGTTTGCTGCTTCTACTGATTTTGGAGGTAGAGGATTTATTGTTATTTCATCACCACCTGTTTCATTTGAAGATAGTAATACAGTATCTCCTGCTGCTACTACTCCTGATGTTGGTCCTGTCATAGCCCATGTTTGAGCCCATTTCATGTCTTGGTCAGTATTATTAATTACTGTTAAAGTAAATTTAGCAGGGTCAGTTTCTACCTTTTCTGCTTTCTTATTAGTATTATTACATGCTACTAGTAAAGTAGATGTAATTAAAAGTGTTAAAATTTTTTTCATTTTGTTTTTTATTTTAAATTATTAATTATAACTATATTATTTTATTTATCCATCACAAGATACACAATCAGCCATTCGAGAACCTAAATCCCCTTTAATTACTGAGTCTGTTCTTAAATAATAGAATGTTTTTATTCCTAATTTCCATCCCTCTAGATGTACTTGATTAATCCATTTTGGTGAATCACTTGGATCAAATGATAAATTTAATGATTGTGTTTGATCAATATATTTTTGACGTATAGCTGCTTGTCTAACTAATTCTAATTGGTTAATTTCAGGGAATGTTAAAAATAATTCTTTCTCACTAGGTGTTAAAATATTATCTGGTAAATTTTGAGCTGATCCATCTTCTGCTAACATTTGATCCCACCATTTATCTTTATCTTCTCCTTTAGATATTAATATTTCTTGTAATACTTTATTTTTCCGAATAAAAGTACCTTTAGCACCATTAAATGTGTAAATGTTAGCAGGTAAAGGTTCAATACCTGCACTAATACCCCCACAAATAACTGAATTGGATACCGTAGGAGCAACTGCTAATAAATGGGTATTTCTCATACCTGTTCCTTTACACCATAATGGCTCTCCATATTCTTGAGCTAAAGACATTGATGCTTTTTCTGCTTTGCCTCTAATATCTGAAAATATATTATGAGTATGAGCTGTTGATGCTATAGAATTAAATGGTAATCCCTTTTGTTGTAAAAACGAATGCCAACCCATTACACCTAAACCTAATGCTCTTCCTTTTTTAGCATGAAAATGAGTTCTTCTTAATGAATCTTTACCATTAGATTTATCTATAAATTCTTGCATCACACCATCTAGGAACCAAGTAGCTAATTCAACTGCATCTGTATCTTTCCATTCATCATATTTAGCTAAATTCATAGAAGATAAACAACAAATAAATGAATGTTCTTCATCTGTAAATAATGTAATTTCAGAGCAAATATTAGTCATACTTACTTCTAAATTATTTAATCTATAAGCAATTGGGTTGTCTTTATTAACATTATCCTTATACATTATATAAGGTTCTCCTGTTTCCATTCTAGATTTTAAAACTGTAGCCCATCTCTGCATTGATTCTGGGTCTCTAGCTTCTAATTTTCTCATAAAGGCATCCCCCACAACTACACATTGGTGTAAATTTAAACATTGTCTATTAGGATCTCCTTTTGGTCTACGAATTTGTAAAAATTCATCTATGTCACCATGCTCTATATCTAAATTAACAGATGCTGCTCCTCTCCTTACATTCCCTTGATTAGTAGCAATTATTGATGAATCAAATATTTTAGCCCATGGTACTACACCTTCACTTTTACCATTTCCTGCTATTTCTACTCCACGTGTTCTAATGCGAGATAATGAAATACCTACACCTCCACCGGATGCTGTTAGTTTCATTAGTTCCGCGTTAGTTAACCCTATACCACGTATAGAATCAGGTGTATCTACACCAAAACATGAAATTGGTAAACCTCTATCAGTTCCCATATTTGAAATTACTGGGGATGCTAAACCTAACCAACCATTCCACATTATTTTAAAAAACTTATTTGATAATTCTGGTTTTTTAAGTCTCATAGCAGCAGCATTTGATACTCTTTTATATGCTGTTCTTACTGTTTCTCCAGGTAATAAATATCCTTTAGAAATTGTTGCTAATGAAACTTCATCCATCCATTCAGGATATTGTTTTCCAGCTTCCCATTGACTATAATCTGCTTGTAATGCGTTATTTTCCATAATTTAAAATATTGAGTTAGCATCCCAATCTTGAACACCTTTTGAGTAATTAGTAACTCTGTTTGCAAAGAAATCAGTATGTTGTTTTCCAGCTGATAAGCTATCAAACCATTTCATTCTTTGTACTGCATCTTTATCTATACCATTTACAATAGGCCCATATCCTAAATCACCCATTTTTGTATTTACTCTATGTTTAATAAATGATACTAAATCATATTTTGGACATCCTTTTAAATCACCCATTTCATAAACTTTATCTATAAAATCTAATTCTAATTTTAATGATAATAAAGCTGCTTCTTCAATGTCTGCTTTTAATTCTGGAGTGTGAAATTCAGGATGTTCTTGCATTAGAGTTCTAAATAACCAACACCCAGCTTCTGAGTGTAATGATTCATCTCTAATACTCCATTCAACTATTTGACCTACACCTTTAAGTTTGTTATCTAATTTAAATGATAATAAAACAGCAAATGAAGAAAATAAATTAACACCTTCTGTAAATGCTGAAAATATAGCTAATGATTTAGCTCTTTCATGCCAATTAGGAGTACCATCATGCGAATCTCTTACTTTAGTTAAAGCATCAATTTTAGCCATTGTTGCCTCATCTTCTAAAAATTCACTAAAATCATCTAATCCTAATTCTTCATTTAATAAAGAATATGCTTCAGCATGTATAGTTTCAAAAGCACCAAATGTAACAGCCATTTTAATTACTTCTGGTTTTCTAAACCATTTTGTAACTAGTGTTGACCAATAATCATTTACTACAGTTTCAGTTTGAGCAAAACCTTTTAAAATTGTACCAATTATATTTTTTTCTGTTTCTGATAGGTTTTGTTTCCAATCATTAACATCACTCATCATAGGTACTTCTGTATGAAGCCAATGTGCTTGTTGTTGTTGTAACCAATAATCTGATGCTTCTTGGTATTCGAAAGGTTTATATACAACCCTTTCTTTAAGTAAAGAGGTTTTTGCCATATTTGTTTATTATTTATTAAGTTCGAAAAATTTATTTTTTAATGATTGCTTATCAAAAGTATCCAGATCATTATTAAACCCATTTGTAGGTTGAGTTGGTTCTTTTTCATAATCCTCAGGATCATAATCTATAACCTCAAAATGACCTGTAGATGTATCTGCTTTTACACCAAAGGTTAAACCATCAATACCATATCTGTTTTTCATAATGTGGAATCTTCCTGTACCATTTACTTTATCTGCTTTTTTTCTTGAAAGAGAAATACAGACATCAGTAATCATAATTTTATCATATGATCCTGCTGCTTTATCTCCCTCTACAATATCATCTTTTGCCCCAGCTCTATTAACTTGAGAAACTGACCAAATTGGTATATCTAATTCTCTAGCTAATCCCTTAGTGCTTGTATAAATATCATCAATTTCACCTTTACGATCAGCTGTTTTCTTTTTTGTGCCTAGAAGATCAACATAGTCAATAATTACTAAATCTGGTTTCATTCCCCCATCTGAAACTTTAGATATATGAGATTCTATAGTAGACATTGTTGCTCTACCTGTTGGAAACTCTTTGATAATTAATTCTCCTGGTAGTTGAGGAATAATATCTTCTATTTTTTCCCTATTTTGAAGTATTCTATCAACTGGTATTTGTGAGAAAAAAGCATCGTATCTTCTTCCAACATAAGCTTCCCCCAATTCTAAGGTATAATGGATTACATTATATCCCATTTTTACAGCATATCCTCCTAACGCTACTAATGACCAAGATTTACCACCTCCTGGATTACCAAATATGAGACCAAAATCTCCATTTCCCAATCCACCTTGTAATAATTCGTTAATTTTAGGCCAAGGCGTACCAATAGTAGTTCTAGCATCTTCCCTAAATCTAGTTTCAATATCTTTATTATATTCATGTCCTACATTTTTATCATTTCCTGCTTTTAAAGCTGATTCTACTAAATATTTAATACCATCAAAATCCCCAGCTTTAAGTAAATCTACACTATTAAGCAGTGCTTTTTTTAGTTGTTGGTTTTTACAAAATGTTGAAAATTCTTCTTGAACATATTCTAAATCTTCTTCAGAAGCTTGATAGGCCTCTCTAAGTTGTTCTTTAATAGATAATTGTAATACATCATTGTCAATTTTTTTAACTTCAACTTTTAAAATATCCATTGAAGGGGTTGTATGATATTTATCATAATATCTTAATATTTCTTTGATAATCCACTTATGTGCTTGATTATCAAAATATTCTTCACTTAAAACATCATGTATACTAATTAAAAATTGCTTATGTGTCAGCAATGAAGAAATGGCCTTAATTTGGAAATGAGGACCATATTGGTTTAAATTTAACAATGTCATATAACTTATTTTTTTATAACTAATTTTTCAAAAATTTCTTTTACCCAAAATTCAACATTTCGTATCATACCACCAAGTTTATCTTGGTTATAAAATGCTACAAATTGCTCGGGAATATACGGAGGGACTTCTGAATTAACAACCGCGTTTAAATATTTTTCATCATCTTTACTAATCATAGGATTATCTAAATCCATTATTTTGTAATTTTTTTCTAAATCACTCCTGGATTGGATCACTCGGGCATAAACTACATGCTCTTTAAGTTTAGACTCACATATAGTAAAAATATCTTCTAATGTTAGATCTCGTTCAGTTAGCTCTGGGAATTTTTTATATAGTCCCTTTGAGCCTAACCCTTTAACACCTTTAACCTTATCTGAGTTATCACCTAATAGGGTTTTATGCAAAATGAAGTTTTTAGGAGACATATTATATTTTTCTTGCATAGTCTCTTCAGTATAAAACTCTTTTTCCATAGGACGATATACTATAACATTTTTATTTACTAACTGTAGAAAATCTTTATCTGATGAAACTATAAATACCTTATCTTCTGGTTTTTGAGGGATTACTTTACTAAAATAAGCAATTATATCATCTGCTTCTACCTTATCAATGCTACAAGTTTTAACGGGGAGGGTTTTTAAATATTGAATAATCCTAACCATTTGGTCTACTTTAGCATCATGTTCATCTTCTAAATCATCAAAAGCATCCCAATTTGTGATGCGTTGTAAATCCCTACCTGATTTATACTCAGGTAATATATTTTTTCTATTATTAGCTGATCCAGCCCCATCAAATACTACATATACCTGTGTGGGATCCATTCTACGAATTTCTGCTCCTAATGAACGAAAAAAACCACCTAAACCCCCAACATGCACTCCATCAGGGTTAACCATATTCATCATTGCAAAATTTCGAAAAAATAAATTTAACCCATCAATTAATAATATTCTTTCGCTTTTTACAGTTTCTTCTCCTTGCTCTTGAATGTTATCCAAGAGATTAAACAGTTCTTTTTGTTTCATATTTGTGTTTTATGCCCGGAATATACGAACTATACTCCGGGTATCAAAATTTATTGTGGTTCGTCTTCGAAAGATGTTATATCAGTAAATACCTGACCTTCTTCAACTACTCTAAAATCACCCCCACCTAATATTTTAGCCCAATCCTCTTTCCTAGCGTCTTTGTAATTTTTAAGATCTCGATCATTGTCTAAAATAAATCCATGAGGAGTCATAACAATTTTACCTCTAGTAGTAACACCATTAATGTGATTTTTATCAATTTGAATATTTACTCTTTTAGCAAATTCAACTTGTTTACCATCTTTAATAGCTTTAATTTTAGAAGTTCCAGCTGACATAACATTACCAAATGTTACAACAAATGTAGAATCAAACCACATAGCATAACCACCTTTATTCATTAATTTTGGCTGTCCCATAGGTGATTCAGCTTTTAATGTCCAAACTTTATTAATGCAAACTAATGTATTAGTAAAAGGTGATGACTCTTTTCTAGATAATGTAATTTTTTGATTTACACTATTACCAAATTGAGTTGACATTGCACCGGCATTCCACTCATTATTATTTTTATTAGATTTTATAGACATTTCACAAGGTACTGATCCAATTGAATCCCATAGGAATAACAAATCATAAGGTAAATTACCTTTCTTTTGTTCATCAATTAAATCTAAAATAAACCCAGCTACATCTTCAATAGAATTAATAGTTTCTCTATCTACATAAATAAAATTACCTTCATAATTTACTACTTCACCTGTTTCGGGATCTTTAACCTCATCAACTTCAAGTCCCATCATTTTAGCATGATCCCATGACCACTTCATTTCAGTTATAATAAATACAGGCATAATGTCTCTTTTTTGTGCTGATACTGCTGCTTCTAAAAGAGCTGTAGTTTTTCCTGTATCCGAGTGACCCCTAAGGAGCACAATGTGCCCCATAGGAATACCTGGAATAGAAGTTACTTCTTGGAAAGCCGACGAGATAGGAATCCAGTCTTGATCCTTAAATTTAATATTAGATTTTAATCCTTTTTTTGTTTTAAAAGCATCAAGATTAAAATTTGATTGTATTTCTTTAGAGACTGCCTCCCCTAGTGTTTTTTTAGTTCTCGCCATGTATTTTATTTATTAAAATGGTAAATCGTCTCCCTTACTTTTATCATCAGAAAATAAATCATCAAATTGGTCTGCTTTTGACTTAGATTTATTAGTATCTAATGAGTAATTGTTTGCTATTGGAGCTGGTGCTGCCTGCGTAGTTGTAGTAGTAGTAGTAGAAACTTGAGTTTCACCATCTGACAAATACTCCTGCAGTGCTGCTTTAACCTCATCAAATGAAAACCTTTTAAACACTTCAAGTGGATTTGGTTGGTTTTCTAAAATGTTTTTAGCTGTAACATCATCGCCTGTTAGTGAAGATGTTTTTAAAGAAGGTCCTACTGATGTTTTGTTGTAAGGTGTTCCTGTTACTTCAGGTCCTACAGTAGTTAATTTAATATCTCTACCTCCTACAATATCAGTGTAATCACCAATTTCTTCATCGGCAGCCATATTTAAGAAATCTTGATAAACTTCTTTACCAAATTGCCAAAGTTTAACACCTTCATCTTCTTGTCCTCTTACTACAATAGGAGCAAAAATACGAGTCTTAGCATCTAATTTTTTAGCAAGTCTCCAATTCTCTTTATCACCACTGTTACGTAGTTGTTTTGTAAATTCTTGAATTGGGTCTTTTTCCTGCCAGTTTTGAGGAGATGCCATTACTCTTTGACCAATACCATAATAAAATAGCATTTCTGTAAAAGGGAATTGTTTGTTGTACTTATTAGGTACTACTCTTACTACTTCTTTACCAACTGAAGGTTTCCAAAATAGTGACTTTCCACCTCCACTATTAGAGGTAGTTTGCTTGTTCATTTGTTCCAAGCGGTTTTTGATTGCATTTAAATCCATAAAGATAACTTTTTAATTGTTTTATAACGTTTATTATTGTGATGAATATACGAACGAATGTTCGATTAGCCTAACTATACTTCAAGAATTTTATAAATCTTTGTCTTTAATTCTTTTAACTCATCTCTTTGAGTTAATA